CGGGCAAGTGGTCTCTGCACACATTAGGGGTAATGATGGTAATGGTAACAACATGGGGATACCCATGTCGGGAAAAGAGTTAAGCGAAACACTTTAAAAGAGTTGGAGGATTCGCTTAAGTGGTACAACTCTTTTGGAATAGTTATGGATTTTTATTATGATGCTGATGGTTTTTACAGTAGATTTGGAAATCCAGTTTCTTTTCATTATTTGACTACTACTTTTAGGCGACCTAATGACACAAAAGGATCGAAATTAGGATCAAATGTTGTTTTGGATTATATGAAGTTGGTTAAACCACCGACGGAACTATCTTACAGGCAAACTGTAGGAAATTCAAAGGCAGCATATGTTGATCTTAAGAAATTCGATCAGTATTCTGTGTCTTTTAATGATGTTGTATTCTATAAAGCTGCGCAATGGCTTAGATTACATTTTGCGCATATGGGAAATTCAAACTGTAGTGATTTCAAGTATGTTTATTCTCAGTTGAATTTAAAATCCTCTCCCGGTTACCCATGGAGTTTGGAATACCGATCTAAGAAAGATATGCCAATACCATACCTTGAAAAAATTTTTGATTCGTATCAATTAGAGCTAATTACTGATAAACCACCCAGAGTTAAGTGGACTGTTGCTGTAAAAAATGCCGAAATGAGAACCCAAGATAAAATTGATTATTACAAGTTAAGGGTTTTTACACCTTCTCCTGTACAACATTTAATGGCTACCATGTCTTGTTGTTTGGAAATGAATGATAAAATGATGCAAAACAAGACATCTATGTCTTATGTTGGACAATCAAAATTTCATGGAGAGTTTAACGATTTATATCAACGGTTGAACAAGCATCCCAATGCTTTTGCTTTAGATGAGGAAAACTGGGATGGTACATTAGCTCCTCAAATCTTGTGGGCCATTTGTGATTTTAGGATAGGTTGTTTTAACACGAGAACACCTAAAACTGTACACAAGATGTTGTTTAATTTGTATCGTGAAATTATTGAATCAATCATGGTGTCTCCTCACGGGGATATTTTTGAGAAAACCGGAGGTAATCCTTCTGGTTGTTTTAATACAATTACAGACAATACATTAGCTCTTAGTCTTTTACTTTATTATGCTTGGCTTATTCTAGCCCCGCCAGATATGCAATATTATC